CCATCCAGAATACATTGTTCCTTCAACATGATATTTAATTTTATCTCCTTCATATACATTCATATTTTCAATAGACTTAATACACCAATTAATACTTTTAATTTGATCATCATCAAGTTTAGATTGAAATATATCACGATAGGCTCTTAAAACTGCTTGTTGTGATCCAATACTATGTCCTGCATTAAAATTTTTAAAATCAGTACAGTATGGTATATTTCCTATAAGTAATAATTCAGTAGCATTATTAACATAATCTTCATTAACCAATGTACCTACAGGACAATTTTTTGGTAAACTCATTTCACACCCTAAAAAACCATAATTAGTTAATATAAAATTAGTATAATCTACACCATAAATTGCTCTCATTTTAGCCCATTCATACTTTTTACTTTCCCAAGAAGCTATTTCAGGTTTTCTATTTAAAAAATATTCTATTTCATTGTATGGCATTAAATTTGATATTACAAACTTATTTCTTAATTCTCTTTCTTTTGGTATATATTTTAAATCTTCTTTATATTGTGAATGAAATGCACCTGTAGGACACGTTTCAAATCTTTTCTTATAATAATTACTCCAATCTGTCTTTGTAGGATTTTTGTTTTCCATAACTGATCTAGAAAACATTTTAAATGCTTGATCATAAATTTCATTTTTGTTATGTTTAGTTAGATTCATATTTGTTGATCTATCTGATCTTTCTTTATCCCAATCTATATCTCCAAATCCTCTATTGATTAACACTTCTAGTTCAAAAAAGACTGTAAGATTTTTTGTTATTATATTTTGTATTGATTTCATTCTTAATGATAAACTTTTAGCTCTTTCTTTATATTCTTCGAGACTTTGAACTTTAAATATCTTACTATTATAAATCAATACAAAATCTTCTTCACTAATTAATATCAAATACATCATCATTCCTACAACTGCAGCTTCATTCAAATCTTTATTATATGAATTAGTAATTAAATATCCTAATATATTAAGTCTTTTATATAAATTTTTATTTTCACTATTATTTAATATTCTATTAACTTGTTCAGGTATTAAAAATCTTAAATGTCTTGCTGATACT